CGCTGACATCAACATTTGGATCCGGCCGAGTATCTAGCATGTTATTTGTCACACCGGTTACACCAGTAATACCAACATACTCCATATCAGCACCGTAATTGCCAAAGTTTCCTGTAGTCCATTCAGTACCGTTATAGTACATTGAATCACCATAAGAAGGTGTAACATTAGAAGCTACATCACTATGATTTGGACTGAAAAGTTTATGTGTTTGAGCAGTTGATGCTGTAGTCTCGAATCCACCAGTTGCAGCATCATAGATAAGGAAATTGCCTTGAGCAATATTTTCTGTTCCTTTTAACTTTTTAGCAGTAATATTATGATCTAAGATCTTAGTAGTCGTTACTGCACCAGTACTGATCTGTCCTTCTGTAATTGGCTTCAGCGATAGCGTATCATTTGCAAAAGTAAAGTGTGAAGTATTAATTTCGCTCTCACCAATCTTACCGTCTATGTTGGTCTGTAGAGTGTTTAACGACGTTTGCAGATCAGTGATATCACTAATAGGGTGTGTGTGACTCAGTGCAGCGTGTATCGTAGGATGGCCAGCGTCGATGTGATTAGTCAGACTCGAATTTACAGCATCAACTGAGGCTATCGTTGCTTTAAGATCCAACGCTGTATCAATGTATCCTTTATTTACAAGTGAGGTAGCTGAAGTTCCATTCGTGGAGAGCGTAGCCGGCTTGAGCAACTGAATAGCATCTTCGTATAGTCTAAGTACCGTTGTTAAAGTAACTGGTGTTCCTCCAGTGACAGAACTTTTCAGCTGAAAGGCCATTAACTCCTGATTGCTATCAACACTAGATGTGATTCTTGCGGAAGAACCAGAACTATCTGGGGTACCACCTGTATGATTGAATGTAAGATTAGCATTACCATATCCATCATTGAGTGTAAGACCAATGGTACCTCCTGCATCCACATTAATCGCACCCGAATCAACATATCCTGCAATAATGTCGTGGCCTGCTCTTAACACCCCGCCTGTTGTCCATGTTGGTGCACCTGTACTTAGATTATCAACTAGCGCTGGCTTCAACGAATCGATCGTCGTCTTATGTGTAGTATTACTTTGTACAATCGCTAAGATCTCTCCGCCGCTTGGTTCAACAGCTGAAGTAAGTTCTGATATTTTAATTTCTGGCATAAATCTATTTATATAAAAATGATAAGGCGTTTAGTATAATATTATGTTTCAGTTGTTTCTACAACACCGGCTCTCATCGAACGATAACCTTGGAATGTTACTGGATATATTCTTATATAACGAGCTGAAACATTTGTATTAAAGCTATTTGTAACCTTAGTATTCGAATCAGTGTTACCAATAAATACATTCTCGCTATCTACCCAAAACCAATTAGTTCCATTAGTAGAATATTCTACTTTATATGATGTAACCCATTGAGGATAGTTGTATCTTCCTTGAGTAACTACTCCAGATATAGTCTTATTTGCACCTAAATCTATTTGCATCCACTGAGGGCTCGAAAGAATTACATTGCTAGCTGACCAAGCTTGTAATGAGTCTAGCATTGAACGAGCATGACCAGTGCCTATAGCATCGTTGTTATACACTGATGAATATGATCGATCCAATTCGGGTGGATTTAAAACAGTATTAGCTGTTAATCCTGAACCTTCGCGGCCTGTTACACCTACTCCTTGTGCAAGTATGAAATTTGAAGGAGAGCTATTTTCTTCAGTTGTTATATCTTCAAGAGCTTCAGTATCAAGACGAATTTCTTCTATAAGACTAAGATCAATAGTTGCTCCTATATTATTAAAAATATTCGGATCATTAAAGACTGCATCTTCAAATTTGATATCTAGATACTGTGTAATAGGTTTATCGTGAATAAATTTTAAATTGCTTAAGTAATCTTCTCGAGCAAAAGCACTTCTATCTTTAGTTGATATATGAAGAAGGTGAAGAGTTGAAAGAACTAACCTTTGATACGCTGGATCATTCGGTCCAAGATCAAACTCGAGTGCTTCAATAATAAGTTCAAGGAATCGTAGATCTCCAGTTAACCAACCAGGTTGAAACAATGGCATATGATGTGCCTTCGCAGATGGATTGAGCAAAGACGGAGGAGTCAATCCTTCCATCCATTCAAGATCGATCAGTGGATCGTTGGTACGGTAATTTCCCTTCCACTCTGTTGGATCGTATGTAGATATATACTTTCTCAACGTTTGATCGAACCTAACCTTTGGTCCAATCCATTTATTATCTAATCGTAAGATAAAGAGAACTGCAGCAAAGAATTTTAATCCTGCCGGGTGTACCATTCGAACATATTCATTTTCCCATTGGTCAGTAGAGACCGCTGAGTTGATAACATAAGAGAACTCTTGCCAAAAATCGCCGTCGTGCAATCTATTCACATCAGAAGCAAATCCTCTTCGGTCGCGATAATCTCCGATATCTTTTGTTGTGTATGTATGATAAACAGTATTTGCAGAAGTAAAAGAGGTCGACCTCAAATCTCCCCATCTTACCTTTTGTTTTTCGTCTGAAAGAGAAGCATTATAAGTAGCTTGCACTGAAATAGATGGACCAAATCCAGAGTCATCAACCTGCGGTTCGTCAAATGTCCAAAATGATTCAACTTCATGGCCAGTTAAAAGATTTAGCGTGTACAATCCTTCATCTTTTTCTGTTAAAGTTGCACCGCTATAATAACTACCATCTCGATTAGCAAACTCAAGTTGATAAAAATTATATACTTTACTTCTATAATAGTTCTTCACTTGAGCAACTTGACTCGGAGTAAGAACACTATTATAATATTGGATATGTGATAGTGATCCTTTAAATCTGTGACTACCTCCAGTCCATCTACCGAGAACTATTGGAGTTGTTGATGTAATATTTAAATGTGTACTTGTATCTCCTGAAATTATAGTTTCCCAATCTCCTCCATCTACTGAAACTTTAACATATCCGTCCTTTCTAGCTCTGTTTCCAGTTAGAGCGATGGTGTAGTATTTTCCATCTGCAGGAATAACTGCATTCGTTGACCAATTGAAAAAATCATATCGAACAGGAGTATTTACAAACGCGTTTGCTGATGAGTGATCATTGAACCATTCAATGTTTGCAGAAAATGCATCTTCATCTGTATTTTCTGAATAACATAGAACAACACCGTTCGAATCAAAAGACTGTGTAGTAAGATTATATTCACTTGCTCCTTTAAATACCCACTTGTTTCCATCATAATATATCTTCGCGACTGGCCAGTTTTCGACAGTGCCGAAGCCTGTAGTTTCGGTCCAATTTACTGCTCCATTTGTTTGCTCCAGACCAGATGAGTAATATACTGTAGTATCTACATAGAATGGTTTACCATTAAACAATCCAGTTCCACCGCCGTATGCAGTATTTTTAAAATATGTTGTACCGATGGTACCGAGTGCACCGTAAAAATTCGGAGTACCTGTTTTAAAATCTCGAATAAAGATATTATTTCCAGATTCTACAATCATAGGATTGCCGATCCTCGCCCAGTATCTTCCTATTCTTCCAGTATTTCTATCGATGTATAGTTCGTGCGCTTCGTATGGACTGCCCTTTTCAGTTGCATTAAATACACTTTGATAGAAATATCCAGTAGCAGATTCTCTTTGTACTCGAGCAATAATAGTATGCTCGTCAGTAATAGTTGAATTACCACCGAGTGTACCAAGATCAATGTAATCATCGAGGCCATCAAACGATAGATCTTTGGTGCCTGCGTTATATTCAGTACCGTTTTTAAGCTCACCGACCCAAGGATAATCAGTATTTGATATCCACGCTGTAGGAGATAAATTTTCTCGAGTGTCAAATGCCATTACTAACCCATCAGTAACATTATCAAAATCATAAGATTTATCGACATTTACAAAATCAGTAAGCTGACCTGTACCGAGAACTGTTTCAGATGCATCTTTAACTTCGAAAATAGAACCGATCGACTTATTATCAAATTCTCCGCTTATAAGGTTACCAATGATGTGAATCTCATCGCGATTATCGCTTGCATCCCAATCTCCATCTGATAGTTTAAACAACCTCTCTTTAGGATAAGTAACTGTTGCAACTTCATCAAAGAAGATACGGAAGAAGGTGTATAAACTATCTTCAGAACCTCGAATTGAATAGAACTTTACTATCTTCTTATATAGAGAAACTCTATCTAACACCTTCGAGTTAGGAACGTTCTTCGCAATCTCTCCTTCAATACCATCTAAATAAGACGCAGATATTCTATCAATATTATGGTTATCAATACTCCGATTAATTTCATGAGAAGGAAGACCTTCAGTATTTAAATAATCATAGTAGTCTTTCAGCAACTTGATAAGTCCTTCAGCACTCGTTACAAGGTGCTCAGGAATTAAAGTGCTGGTTCGACTGCTTTCTCTATTATGCGGTGTTGTACCAGATACAGAGGCTGAGGCTATCGAGATATGTGCCATTCTTAACGGTGTCTATTGAATGTTTTGTAATTAATTGCGCCTGAAGAACCAGAAACAGCAATTGTATCGACATCAGCCGTTACTTGAGTTTTTCCAATATCAATTGATAGTAGATTGTTTCTCTTTGAAATAATATCATTAGCTGCTGGAGAAACATATATATTAAGCGATTCGTTTTGTTCAACTGGTAAAGGATTTAATTTTAAAATGCCCTGTTCTGGATATAATGTACCGACTGAACTGAATGTCTTAATCTTTTCACCGTTGCTAGTCTCGCGATATGCATATACGTTTCTTTCAGTTGCACTACCGATTTTAGTTTCATCAGCAAGTCTATATATTACATCTCCGAATGTCCATGAATCTGAACTTAAGAGAGAGTCATCTTCATCTAGCTCGCCGTATAGCGACATATCGAAATCTAATTCAACCGATGTCAAATTGGCATATGATATATCAACAGTTTTATAAACAAAAACTCGAACAAAGGAATTCAATATAGAGAAGTCAGTGTTATCAATTAGTGAAAGCAATTGAGAATACCTAAACACTCCGTCGAACTGTTGAAGCTCTTCTGTGTTATATGTTTCAATAGCATTCCTTACCTTCGTGGCAAGCTGTCCTTGTGACAAACTGGTTTTATTTGAATTGTATTTAAACAACACATCGAAGTATATGTTAGTGTAAGTTGGATCAACGATCTTAGGAAGAATAGCAATAACTTTTTTATTCTTTAAGATACTATAAATTTCATCTTTTTGTTGTTCTGAAAGAACGTCAGCAGCAACGGGTTTAGCGCAGATGAATACTTTTCCAAACTCAGGAGGATTATTATCTTGTCCTCCCCAAACTGAAAGAGTTTGAAGACCTGTAACATTTTGTCCAATGATCGATTTAAAATCATCGATCGTAACTGTTCTGTTCTGAGCAACAAAGGAGAGAGGTGAATTAAATCGAATAGACTCAATCCCTTCTTTCTCAGCACCACCTGATGATTTCGAAACAGTAACAATTCCAGGAATGTCACCAACATTTGCCCACCTGAATACAGATGCGTTATTCGCTTCAGCACCGAATGTGCTTATATATTTAAAATCAATAATGTTTAAAGCTTCTGGCTTTTTTCCAAAAACGTTATCTCCAAAAGAAATTTCGTAGTTGCTATTATAATTCTCGTTAATAAAATATACTGGAGAATCTCCAACAACTTCTCCGATCTCGCTAAAACGTGTATATGCTTGGAACGAACTTGTTCTGGCATTCTCATAGATATCAACTTCAAGTTGAGAAATGTCGATCGTATCATCATCGATCTCAAACTTTTGATATGGAAGACTTTCGTCTACAACATACTTATTATGCTTAATACGACCTTCGTAAATTTCTACCTTCGGGAAAAGATAAACCTCATTGATCAGATCAAGCTGTGCAGTATAATCTTCAGTAGTAATAAACGAGTATGTTACATCGTCAATGTCTGTAGTAAATTTTAAACCAGATTCAATAGTATAAGAACCTTGACTATCATTTATCGATGCAGGAAAGGTTAATGCGAGTGTTGCCATCGCTGCTGTCCGACTACGAGGAACATAACCGAGAAGCTTAGCGCGAGAGACAACGTTCGATCTAATCTGTGCTGTGTCAATAAACGACTCGTTCAGAGAGTTGTGTGCTAGAATCGCGTTATAGTGTGTGTTGTACGCAAGCACATCAAGCATCTGATTAATACCAGAACCTTCAAAATCCCAGTCGTCGTATGCTCCATCAGGACGTTCTTTAAAGTACTGCTTCAGATTATTTTTAATCTGATCAAAATCTAATTCTGTTACATTAAGTTGTTTCATTGTTATCTTAGTCTCTGTAAATAAAAGTTAACTTCTTGTTCGCCCTCTGCAAAGATCACGCGAAATCCGATCGTTATATTATATGCATTTCTATCTGAGTTATCAAAAACCTGAACCGTGATATCTGTTACTCTTGGTTCAAACCGTTTTAGTACTGCAAAAATCTCCATCCTAATAGCATTAGCAGTAAATGTATCCGCGGGTTCAAAGAGTAAACCAGTTATGTTAGAACCAATATCAGGTTGAAATGGTCTTTCACCATGATTTGTGAGTATTAGATTCTTAACTGATTGCTTTACTGCGTCGAGATCCCTTAATGCTATAATGTCTTTTAGATTTGGATGAACACTTTTAAAGTTGATAGGCAGATCAGTATACAGATTTTGTCTTAAGACATTCGATGATCTTGTTTTGTTATAATCTGAAAGGTTGTTCGACATATAATCTATTTATAACAAAAGTATGTAATATATTAAACCTTATAATTTCTTAAATCCTCAATAATAGCGGTATGTCGATTTATGATCTTAACATACCCTGCCAATACTGCATCATGTCCTCCAGGTGTTACAGTAATAAGAGAATCGCCTTCTTCTTTTATTTGAGTTATCTTCTTATTCATATATTCGGATTGCTCTTGAGCCGCATTCGCGAATGTGCCGCTGAGACCTGGACCATATGCAACTACCTGATTAAATCTGAGTAACTGGCCGTTATACTCTTTAAACTTTTTCTCTTCAGATTTTGCGATAAGATATTTCTTAATAAGTGATCGTTCTATCCTTTTCCCTTTACCAGAGTTGTAATACTCAATGAGGGTAATTCCTTCGAGGAACGCCTTACTCGCTGCACGACCAACTATTCCAGATGATTTGGTCAGATCAGCCGCCGAAGAACTTACGGCATCTCCGGAACCCTGCATCACGATGCGCAAGGCTGCGCTTGTTGAATCAGTCATCTGTTTACGGTAAGGAGCTCTATATTCATTTAACTCACGATACATTAAATCTTTTGCTTCTTTTATTTCATCTACTGATTTTACAACCTTAGGACTTACACTTGGTGCTTTCTCTTTCTCTACTACAGTAGGTACAACTACCTCGACCTTCTTTGGTATATCAGCAGCTACGATCGGCTCCTCAGCCTTTACCTTTACTACCTCTACTTTACCATCAGCACTTACTTTCGGCGCTTCGATATTCGGCACATCCTTACAGAAGTCAAACTTATCTGCAACCTTTCCTGCAAGGCCTGTAGCAAGATCATTTAAATTCTCGTCAAAGTTATCAACTAAACTTTTCGCGGCTGACACCTTATCCATTAGGCCATCTATATCAATATCGGGTAGAGCATCGCCCCACCTCTCTTTAAATGCTGCCTTTGCTTCTGTCAATTCTGCACCAACTTTATCCTTTAAAGCATCAAGCTCTTTCTTAAAATTAGGAATCGCAGGAGGCACTGGAATCGCAGCTAGCAGAGAATCTTTCATCGCATCCGCCTTGGCTTGAATATCAGCCATAGCAGCAGCACCTGCAGATTGTAGTTCGGCAACCTTTGAATTTAATAAATCCTTCTTCGCGTTGAGTGTATCAAGAAGAGCGTTACTGGAACAATTAATAGCCATATTAGTTTAAGTCAATTCGAGATCCATCGATATCAATAGCACCTCCACCTCCTGTTTTATTCGCGGATATCACGATATTATTTTTAGAATCGATGTCAATATCTGCATTCGTATCGATCTTAAAGGTAGAGTTCGATATGAGAGTCATATTACCGACAGAGTTTACAGTAAAAGTGCCAATCGCGGTTTGTGCAGCATCTCCATTAACAGTAGTTTTTGAATCGAGAATAATTGCTAGATTGCGATTTCCAGTGATGTTAGTTGTACTATCAACCACTACATCTCTTAGCTCGTTACCACCTATGCGTGTTGTAAAGTTCTCTGCTACGTTTATATTACGCTCCTGGTCGATTTCGATTAATTCGTTCTGACCTACGTGACTAGTACGAGTTCCTTTAATATATTCGGTTTTATCACCTTCTACTTCTAGATGATAGTTACCTTTGACTAGAGTTTTCATATCTCCGTTGACAGTAAGATTGACATTACCTTTGACGTACATATTCTTGCTCTTAAACGTAACTTCGAATTCATCTCCGACTACAGTAACAGTCTTGTCTCCATTCGCTACGATCTCTTCATAAGTACCAGAGGTGTGGTATGTCGAGAGTCTTTCCGAAGCTATGGTATCATCGACCTCAATTATGTGACCTGATTCTGTCTCTGTTACATGATTAGCTGGATAGACTGGATTGATAATCTCAGCTAGTTGACGATTCTCCCATGTACCTCTATTATAATAAGCATCATCTTTATCAGGAGAGATACTTGGTACTCTTGGTGGTATCGCTGTTTCAATTAACTCTTGTCTTGTATCTTCCTTCGATATATAAGGTTGCGATGTAGAATATTGACCTCGTGCTGCTCGCGGTGTATCGACTTCAGTGCCAACATAAGGTATTCTTGGATAAATGCCATCCGGATCATTGAATCCAACTTTTTTATCAGCGACGTTGATTGCCCGAGAAGGAATAGAACCTAAAATAAGAGGATCCTGTGCATTCGTTCCATCGCGGAAGAATCCAACTACCCAACTACCTTGTAATATACCAGTCGCAGATTGACCTATACCTGTCATACTCGCTGAAGTAATAGGCAACATGACGTGCGCCCACGGTAGTGACTCTGTAGGAATACGTTCTTTATCATCTGTATGATAACCAAAGCATCGTATCTTATATCGACCCATCTCTTCTGGATCGTTTATATCTTCTACAACACCAGTAAACCACTGAAATGATTTACCGTAAATAAAATCTTCACCTGTATTCATAATACTATTTATCTATATCAAGTGAAAAGGAATCTCTCTTCACTTTCACGTTCGTATAATATTTTCCTCCTTCAAAGTTATGTATTGCTGATGTGATAAGATATCTACCAGAGATGTGCTGATCCCAAATATCTTTAGGATTCTTGTCTAGTATATCTTTCATTAGCTGAGGATCCATCGTTCTTTGAAATTTCAATTCGATGACTCTACCCGCATTTAGAAACATGTCACCACATAAAATTACTTCATGTGCTTTGGTCTCTAATAGTTCGGTGTATGCTGTAGTAATACCTTTAGTTTGTTTACGAAGAGCATTGTAATTTGTAGTTTCTTCGTATGCTCCTGAATTAATAGAGGTGTATTCGCAGTGTGCATTAGCCAGTGTATCTATCTCTTCAGCTGCACTTTTAAACGACTTAGACAAAACAGTTTTATTCTCGAGAGAATTATTTTTTGTCAATAGATCTTTACTATATTGATAATTATATTTTGTGTATGTCTTATTCGTATAGTCGAGATAATTATTATTCGAAGCGAATGCTCCGTCTTTCCCCTGAAATATTTTGCCAAGCTTAAGATCAGATGCCATCTCGACTATACGAGTAGCCCGTTCCATATAATCTTGATCTGTCTGAGCATTCTGACTAAAACCAGTCGTATGTATATATGTGCCATACGTCTTTTGTCTTATTAGAGAGGTGAGAGATGACAGCTGTACATTTCCTATAAGCGTCTGAAACAAAAAGAATGGTGCGAAGTCTTTATCAAACGTTTTTGCTCTAAACCATTCTGCTGCTTTTAGTGGAGATTGGATATTGATGAGTCCCTTTGATATAGATGAAGGCTCTCCAGTAAGTTTAAATTTTTCCTCTGGTACATTCAAGTCGTTGACAATAATCTTTTTTATTTCAGAATCAGATCTCTCTGCATAAGCGCGAGATATCTTACGAAAAGAAGAAGCAAATGCATGAGGAGAGATGGCTGAGAACGAATAGACTTGTGTATGCTGACCAGATCTACCATAAAGAGGATACTCAGTCACGAAGAACTTAAGATCTAATATTTCTTTTGGCTCGTTTACTGTAAACTGCGTCTTTCTCTCAAGTTTTATCCGTATGGTTTCTTGGCCAGTAATTGGGAATTCTTCGAAGAAATTTGTTGAATCCTTTACACTAAACTTTGCAACTAAGGTATTCGAGTATAAGCTTTCTGTAATAGAGAACTTAATAACGATATTTTTAATTTGCTTTGTAACACCTTTATAGTTTGTGATCGCGATCTCTTTACAATTAAAGCTATCAGGCATTAGCGCCTTTTTTGAACCCTGTTCGAGAACGTTTTGATTTGATGCTGACATTATGAATTAATGAGTTCTTTATATCTTTCAACAAAAGAATCGATAATGTTCTTTCGAATAACGCGTATATTTCTCTTCTCAAAGTTTTTCTCTTCTTCGAATTCTAAATACGAAACACTGTCGGGATTAGGATCTTTATAGATAAAATATTCACCGATTGTATATGTATTAGTATATGTATTCGATTTCTGTTCTATAATATTGCCCTTTGTAAAATTCGAATATTGCGGAAGGTATTCTTGTAGTTGACCTCTGAAGTATGGTTCAATTTCGAGTTCACCTAAATCAAACCCAAGATTGTACGCTTGATATCCTGAAATGACACTATCATCGTTTCTATCTGGATCTATATAATGCTTTGCTGCATTAAACGCTTTAGGATGTATAACCCTTGGTTCGAATATAATATTTGAGAAACGCTCAGTATAAAACAATTCGTAATACTCAAGTGTACCGAATTTTATTTCATCTTCACCTTCTGGATTAAAGTTAGTATATTTTATAAAGGTTTTAAACTCAGTCGGATGATTTCTTTCAGACCATTCATATATATCTTTTAACCACTGCAGTCGATCTTTCTCGTAATCTTCAAACGCTTCGACATCTCCATCAACATAAGGATTCTCTTGATATTCTAATGTAAATACTTCTTGTTCGAAGAACGTAGGATTAGATATATCAGTTAACCAAAGCTGCAGCGCGTTGATGTCAAATTTGAAGATCTTTGCTGTGTTATTATTTTTATCTACGAGGTTCACCTTATCTAAATCTAAGCCTCCAAAATAGTCAACATGTTCAATAATTTCTTCTCCTTCGAAAAAATCTCGCTTCTGAATGGGAGCAAAGACCATAACAGAATAGTCTCCGTACTCTTGATCGATCCATTCTCTAAACTGATTGTACTCCATCGGCCATGAATTAAGGCCAGACTTCAATGTCTCATTTGCTACAAAGAATGTCCAATAATAATCGGGTGTACCGTATAACCTACTCGAAACAGTATCAGGTCGTTCACCGTTTTTAATTTCATAATACGTGTATGTCGAAGCATCATCGATTAAAACATCATTAACGTCAACATGACGGTACATATCAACGATGTCATTAATAATACCATCTACAGCAGTATCATGTTTTATGATTGGAAATTGTTTGAAAAAAGCCATAGTTTAATCTCCTCCTTCTCCAGTCGTTTCGGAATTATCGGGGTTGTCAACTGCTGGTGTTATACTAGATGGTTTGCCTTCAATAATACCTCTATCAGGTGACTTCTTAATTTGCATCATATCGTTTCTATTCAATACTCTCGTTTCTTGGAATGTCAATGATAAATCAACTTCAGTAGGAGCATTATCCGAGAAATACATATTTGAACTCGAATTAAAAGTTGTTCCAACGTTTGTTAAATAACACGACCAAATTCCAGGAAGGTATTCGTTCTCTATCATCGATGAGTCCATAAATTTAATTGTCCATGGAGCTGGGTATGATAAGAATAAATTTGAATTTTCTGAATTTAGATCTGCATAAGAAAAGTATCTAAATGTCTGATGTATCTTTTGAATGAGTTTAGAATCTGCTTCGCTCTTCGCAACCAATTTAAACGTAAACGAAAATGTACGAATGCCGTTACCTTCGAACGTTGTATTAGTATTCGGATTAGTTATTGTTTTTGAACTAAACTTAACGTAGTCTCCTATAGAACCTGGTATATATTCTGATGCTAGCATTTCTTTCGCTTCTGCAACCGCAGCACCCATCGAAGTTAAAATTTCGGAAGCTGATTGACCTCCTTCTAATAGCGCTTGTCCGACCTTTGCTCCTGCACCGCTTAAGTTAATAGTGTTATAGTTAGAAGAATCGGTAAAGGCCAGATTTGAGGTAACTGGCAAATAGATTGTATGAAACCCAGTACCTGGCTTTTTTTCTCCTGCACCATCTTGGCCAGGAGAAGGATTTCTTTCATGCGCAGTAAATTGTATTAGAGGTAAGTTTTTATTGCTTTCTGCTCGAAGATCAGAAGGATATGTTAGTAACGCATTACCTCCTCCTCCATCAGAAGCATCTGATTGACCCATCAAGTTTGTATACTTCCCAACTGCACTTCGAACATCTCCTAATGCACTATTGACAAAACCTTTTGCTCTCTTTACTGTAGATCCTATATTGCCGATGTTTATACTCATTGTAATTCTATTTATAACAAAAGAAATGAGATAAAACCCAAAAAGATAAATAGAGAAGTATGGCATATAGCGGAAGATATACAGTGAAGAATCCATCTAAATACGATGGCGATCCAACTAAAGTAGTGTTTAGATCTCTTTGGGAGAGACAGGTTTTTAAGTGGATGGACGATAATCCTAATGTGATAAAATGGCAATCAGAAGAGACTGTTATACCATATCGGTGTAAGACAGACAATAGGATTCATAGATACTTTATGGATATAAAGATGGTGACAAAGGATAAGACATTTCTTATCGAGATAAAGCCAAAGTGTCAAACAAAGGCACCAAAAGAACCTAGCAGAAAGACTAAACGATATATTACTGAAGTGATGGCGTATGTTAAGAATACTTCAAAGTGGGAAACTGCTGAATCATACTGCGCTGACAGAGGATGGGAGTTTGCAATTTGGACAGAGGAGACGCTACGCGACATGGGAATTAAAATCCTTGGCGCAAAGAAACTAAAGAAGGGGTGACAGCTGAAGATTTCACTCTCTAAGCTTAGACAAATAGTATAAATAGATGTATGGCCGTATCATTCATCAATAAAGTTAAGAAAGAAGCTTCAGCAGCTGGTATTAAAAATAATACTAAGAAGTCGCTAAAGTGGTTTCGTGAGAAACTAAGATACATAACAGGCCTTAGTAGAACAAAGGTTCTCAAAGATGAGGCGCTGAAGAAAGTAAATGCTCCTCTCGTTGGAAGAATGTTTATGTACTTCTATGATCCAAAGACTAAAAAGACTTTGCCGTTCTACGATAGATTTCCTCTTATCATTATGGTCGATAAAGCACCAGGTGGTTTTTACGGGTTAAATCTACATTACTTAGATCCTATTACACGAGCAGCATTCTTCGATAAGCTCCTTAGCTATACTAATAATAAGAAATACGATAAGACCACTAAGTTGCGGTTGTCATACGATCTTCTAAAAGGAATGTCTAAGCTCAAAGCCTTCGCACCATGCTTTAAACATTATCTAACATCTAATATTAAATCACAGATCACTGAAGTTCCAGCAAGTGAATGGGAAGTTGCTATCTTTTTACCAACTGAACAATTTGTTAAGAGCGACAAAGCAGGTGTCTGGAAGAATTCTAAATCTATAATCTAATGTCATTATTTACAGATATCGCAGATACACTTTCTCCAGGATCTATTGACGATCTAAAAGCAACGATAGGCAAACGTGGAGGTATTGCAAAGACAAATCGCTTCGCGATCTTTATGTCTCCGCCTGATTCATCGTTGCTAAATATCAACCTACAAGATATCGGTGTTAGTCTCATCTCTGGTACATTCAATGCGAAGTCTCTTATTAATGACCCGCGAGATATCGGATTATTGTGTGAAAGCTGCTCTATACCAGGTAGACAAATCCAGACAATGGAGCACTCACACTTTCGGAACACAGTAAAAGTTCCAAATAATTATATCAACGAAGATATAACATTTACATTCCTTTTGACTAATGACTATTACATGAAGAAGATGTTTGATAAGTGGTCTGAATTAATAATTGATCCAGGGTCTTATAAATTAAATTACAATGCAGAGTATCAAAGAGATATTAC